TCGGTCATACATGGCCCGCTCGCGCTTGGCGGCGTCCTCGGTGCTTTCAATCTGCACGATGCCGCGATTTTCGGGGAAGGCTTCGGCCAGCGCTTCGCGGGCGTCGTCTTTGGTTTTGGCGCTGATGCCTACCCCAAATTCCATTCCGCATTCGTCGAGCATTACTGCGTGGAAATAAATCATTGGTCGTTCTCCTTGGTTGGTTGGTTGTCGTAGTGACAGATTACTACTAATCAGGGGATATGCAACACTTATTTTGCCACTCGTTTTCCCGACCGCTTCGCCTCGGCAACCTGCCAACGCTGTTCGGCTTCTGCCCGGTGTTCCTCGCAGTGCCACAGATAGCCTCGCTTGTCCGCTGGCAAGTCAGACCTAAACCCCGACAAGCGAAGGCCGTGTGGCGCGTTGTTTGCGCAGCCTGCGTGGAAACACCGAGGCATCAGGGGTTCAAGTCCTTGCCGTCAGCTTTGATGTAGGCGTAAACGCGAGCCATCACCTTGCTGGTCATATCAACCTCGCCTGCTTTCAGCGCCTCATAGCGGGAACCCGCGTTGGCGGCGTATTGCAGCACGGTGGATGGCTTCCAGCCTTTGCGCTCGGCGTATTTTTCAACCGCTTTGAGCATCTTTTCCATGTCAGTCATTCGGCGTTCTCCATTTCTTTCTCGGTTGGTCCATGCACGGCGTATGAATATGGCGCAAATTTTTTGGAGCATCTCGCCAACTTCTTTCCATAAAATTGCTCGGTGACATCTCTAACGATAAGTAGCGCTTTTCGCGGGCTTATATTGAACCACTCACCAACCATTTTATTAGCCTCAAGTCTGGCGTGTGTTCGCTTTTCAGCGGCGAGAAGTTTTTCTGTCTGCACGGGGTGAAACCCATGAACATGAAGTTTATGCGGGCTTCCTGTCTGTAGCTGTTGTAATCGACCATGGTGAGGCAAATGTGTGGTAGCTCCAATTTTAACAAAATTAAGCGTTTCATATGCTCCGATTACATAAATCCACGATGTTAGTTCGTTGTTCATTCTGTTTCCTTCAATGCTTCGGCAGCGATTGCCGTGTGATAGGCATCATCGCCCGCGTGGGATTTTATTTTTTTAAGCGCAGTCGTCAGCTTTTTGATGTGCGCTTGGGCATCATACATCAGCGCAGCGCCATTAGTCCCGTGAAGCCCTGCCCTTTCATAAAGGCTTTCTGCTTCTTTCAGTCGGTTCATAATGTTGGTCATACGATGTGCCTCAATGATGCTTCAAAGGTCTGGAATAGTTCCTTTGTTGCAATACATGCCATTTTGCTATTCATCAGCCGCTCATAGTTAAACACGGCGTTCCTGCGTTCTTCGACTGCGGTTTCATAGACGCCGCTGCGATAGGCTTCCGCCTCTTTGGCCGCGATGGACTTTTCGTCAGACAGCGCCATCGCGGTTGATTTAACAACGCGCAAGCGGTCCTCATGATAAACCATCATGGCTTTCCGTCTGGCGATTTCCTCGGCGTGGTCAACGAGCCATTGCACGGCGCGGTCAGCGGCTTCCCGGCTGATGCCGCCCGTGTTGGTGAATAGTTCAACCGTCATTGCCCCGCTTCCTTCACCAGTGAATAGCTGCCAATCCATTTGCCGCTGTTTGTCGGTATCAGCGTCATTTCGATGTGATTGCCGCCGTCGCGCAAATCCCTGATGCGAGCCGCCAGCCTCATGCACCCGTATTTATTCAGCGCCTCAATCGGCGTGATGTTGGGGCGGGTGCGCAGGTGGCTTAGAATTACGTTGTTCTGTGACATGGTTTCATTCTCCTTTGGTTAAATCAATTTGCGGTTACATCATCATTTGAACGCGGGATGGCTCTGTGTCGCAATATGCGCCCGCGAGTTCGCGCAAAACTTTAATTTTGTAAATGTTGGCGTCGTTGTCCTCAATCTTAAAGACGCAAACTAAATCATCAGAGACAAAATACCTATAAATGAAACCATGTCTTGCGGCCCAATTCCCGTGTCGCAACCCGCCTTTAAATTCTTCAATCAAGCACTCTCTGGATGAATGGTGCGCAGTAGCCGAAAACCTTTCAGCTGTTGACCGATTTAGGTGAACTTTTATAAAGTTGACATTGCGCTTGCCCATGATTTTACCAAGCATTACACCGCACCTTTCAACTAATTGGTATTCGGCCTCATACTTTCGGCCCCACTCCCAATAGAATGGCGAATTTGGGTTGGCTTTTGCCATCAGTCCGCCCCTAGCATTTTCACGACTTGGCCGTGCTTTAGTGACAAGTTTTCGGCGGCATATGTCCGCATGTCCCATTCTTGGCGGATACTTTTGTGCAGTTCGCCAGATAGCCCGACAAGCGCGTTTGCCTGTGATACATTCAATCTGCCCTCGCACACTGCTTCCATTGCTGAAAGCAAAAGCGCTCTATGCTCTGCTGGTGTTGTGATTTTATTGCATGCCATTTTTCATTCTCCGTTGGTTGATTGAAGCGGGCAACCGAAGCCGCCCGCCGGGTTGTTTAGAATGGAATTTCATCTTCCATATCTTTGCGCCAGTCGTCGCCGCCGTTTTCATCGCTGCCTGACTTGATGCCCTTCATCGTTTTGAACTCTGGGCTTTCAGCGATAAGGTTCTGCCAGTAGTCCGACAGCTTGTCATATTCGGCTTGATTGAAGTCGGCCAGCGATAGGTAAATCGGCACGCCTTCCAGCTTGGGCCAATCATCCTTTTTGACAGGCGAGCGCATGACGCTTTGAATGTTGGCGTAAGTCTTGCCGTTGTTGCCGACATTATGGACAATCTGCATCAAGCAAGGCACACCAATCAGCGTTTTCGTGTCGAAGGTGTTGAAGTCGGCTTCCTTAAATTTGACGCCGCGCCATGCCTCAAGCACTTTGCGCAGATTTGCCTTTTCGTGCATTGACCAAGTATAGCGTTCTTGGTGCAGTGCTGGCGCGTCTTTGCCGTCTTGGTCAGTCACGCGCACTTCTGGGATTTCCCAGCCAATCATCACCTTATGCTGATGCTTGATGCCGTGGATGCTATCGACTGTCTGCGTTCCAAGGTCAACAAACCGCGCACATATGGCGGTAAATTGTCCTTCTGGCGTTGGCTCAAAGTCGCCGCCTGCTGTGGGTTCTGGTATCTTCATTTTTCAGTTTCCTTGTTTTGGGGTTTAGCGTTTCCGCATTGTGATCTTATACTAAATTGCGGCGAGGTCAAACGGCTTTTGTCTCTGCAACCAAATCAAAGCAACCGTCGATGATTTCCTTGTTTTCGCGGTAGTAGTTCGCCGCCCAAATATCGCAAAAGGCTGCAACCGCGTCTTTGTCCTCGCGGGCAATGTGATTGATGAGCGCCTTGTAGTCGGTGACGCGGGTGCGCTTGGTCGTGCGCAGGCCCTTGGGTTTGTCTTTTGCCATCGCCTGCGCGTTGCGCTCGATTTCACGCGCTGCGGCGGCTTGTTCGTCGGCGTGGCGGCGTTCTTCAAGGTTGCCATAGTCGGCTTGTTCTTGCGCTATCTGTGCCAGCCGTGCGGCCTCTTGCGCTTCCCGGCGGGCTTCGTCGGCCTCGGCTTTCTTTGCCGCCGCCAGTTTGATTTTGTATGCGCCGTTGATGGCGTTCAGCCCCTTGACCCAATCGTCTAGGTCTTTCAGGTCGGGCTTGTATTCAGCGACAACAGCATCGCAGGCCAGCTTGTGCGGGCGGTATTCGGTTTCTTTTTCTGCTTCAAAGTCCTTTGCCAGTGCTTTAACTTCGCCTGTCAGCGCATCAACCGCCGCCATCTGGTCCTCATTTTCGACGCGCTGGCCGTCTAGCCAGTTTTCGATTTCGGGCAGTAGGCCCGCTTTCTTTTCGCGCAGTTCAAATTTTGCTGGCGGGTTGTTGTGTCCGATGTTCATTTTGTTTCCTTTTTCTCTATGTCTTTTTCCATTACTTTGAGCACGTAAGATTGGTCAGATCTTGTCATTTCGCGGAACAATTTATCGAAGTACCTAACCCTGTCGGCATAGGTCATTTTGTTGGTAATCTTTTTTGTCAAATGCGCTTGGCCCATCATCATTGTTGCTTCCGCCGCGTAAAACAATGATGGGTTGTCCCATTTGCCTTTGATGATTTTATCTAGTTCTTCTTGGGTCATTTTCTCTCTCTTTTTCTATTTCTAGGGCTTTCATAAGTATAAGGGCAAATCTGCATTGGTCGTTTGGTGTCATTTTTTTGATTATCGAAAAGACGCCTTTTGAGTTGCCGCCTTTCTGAAAAATAATTGCGGCTTGATACAGTTCTGGGTTTTCCCATTTCCCAATGTTCATTCTGTTTCCTTCGCTAGTTTGAGTTTGTTCGCTGTTATGATTTCAACCAATTGCCCGACGCGGTTCAGCCGCCTGGACGGGTTGGACAGGGTTTCGATTTCGTCCATTGCCAAATCAATCACCTGCTGGATTTCGTTGCGCTCGTCTTGGGTCATGCGTTCTCCTTCGCTGCGCTGTAGCCCAGAATAAAAGCATCAATCACAAGGGCGCATTGACGCGCTGGAATGTGGCCCGTGCTAACGGGGATTGTCACGCCGCCGCCTTCGGTTGACATGCGCTCAAGCTGGTATCCGCCATAAGCGCCGCTGATGTGATAATTGCCGGGGCAGGCAACTAAGTCGCCGCCCTCGGTGCGCGTGTAAGGCTCAAGCGGTTGGCCCGCGATTTTGTTGAGCGTCCGCGCTTTGGCCTCGAGGTGCTTTATTGTGATGCGCTGGCTCATGCTGTCACCTGCTTGCGTGTCGCGCCAACTCTGCGCATGATTTCCTCGACATCATCAACAGCAAGATTGGCTTCTGCCTCTGCCGTCACGATAAGCGTATGCGGCACGGGGCGGGCTGCAATGAATGCGCTGACCAGCGATAAAACCTGCGGCGCGTGGGCAAACGTGCCGTTGCGGGATTGCGTTGTCAGCGTGGATTTGTTGACCAAATCGCCGCCGTTGAAATTCTCCTGCGTGATGCGGAATGCCGCGCCCTGCATGTCGATTGTGATGATGGAATTTCTCATTTGGTTATCTCCGTTGGTTGGTTGCCTTAGTGAGACTTTATAAAACGCAGACGGGATATGCAACACCTATTTTTCGTCGCGCTCCAAATACCGCGCCAGCGCATCCAGCCCGTCAGTCAGTGCGCCATCTACGGGGCTGGATTGCAGGTAAAGCGGAACATAGCCATAATCAGGGCCGTGCGTAAATCGCCACGTCCGCTTTTCCTTGTGAATGGCGTGCCGCCCTTCGCGGTGGCATTCTTGGCAAAGCGGGATTGTCAGCCAGTCCGCAGGGCGTCGGTTGCTGTGCCTGTCGTGGAATACATGATGCGCCTCGCTCGGCCCAAATCTGCCGCACACGTGGCATTCGCATGTTCTGACCCATGCCATATGCTCGGCGGCGGCAGTTGCGCTTGTAGCGGGCTGTTTGGCGGGCCTCCGCTTGAATTTCGCCGCCTGCTTGGTTGCTTTATTGAACGGGATGATTTCAGCGCCGCGCTTCAACTCGGTTTTGCGTTTGATTTCGGTGCGCTTCATTCGTTTGGAAACATCAGCGGGTTGCCTGCGCGGGCCTTGCGCAGCGCTTTCATTTCGGGACTGTCAGGCGCGGCAACATCTGCCCAATGCGGTTCACGTTCCAAAGCCGTCTGTTGATACAATTCCGCCTCGCTTTTCGCCATGCGCTTGCGCCTCACAGCTTGCAACCGCTTCGGGGTAAAGCCTGCTTTTTGCATCGCCAGCAACCCGACCGCCCGCTCATCGTCGGTGCGCTCTGCAATGGTTTGTTTTGGTTCGCCCGCCAGCCTTTCGCGCCTTGCCAGTTCGTCGGTCAAAACCTGCATCGCCCTACCTGCAAGGATATTCAAATCGGCTGGTGATGGCCTGCGCGTCCCTGTCCGTTCCCATTCATCGAAAGCCTTGGCGACTGCCCACTTGGGACGCGCTGACAGCGCCTTGCGATAGCTGTCCATCATGTCGGCACGTTCTTCAAAGCCCATATCCGGGTCGTAATACAATTTCAGGCAAGTGCGCGTGCGGTCCAGCGTGTAAGCATCATCACCCGCCGAATGGATTGCTTGGGTCAGGTCCGAAGTCGATTTCACCTTTGCCAACGCGGCGGGTGTATTCGCGATGCGCTGTGTCGAAGTCTGCGCGGGAAGTTTGCTTTGAGTGTCCATTGGTTTTGCCTTTCGTTTTCTCAGGGAAAATGCCCTGCCATCCGTTTGCGATGCTGTCTGTCAAAACATCGTCGGGCGCGGGGTGGCCTTCAAGTTTTTTTATCATCGCGCTTGCCGCGTTTGCTGTCATTGGCTTTTTCAACTCCTTGCGGTGCTGAACAAAAGCCGCTGCGATATTTGGCGAGACTGCAATGCTTAGAATTTGGATGATTTCAGCATCGTTGTCGCCTGATTTTATAGAAGCTTTAGCTTCTCTTTTATATGGTTCTGGTTCTGGTTCTGGTTGGTAGAGCATTGCTTTAGCATTGCTAGAGCTTTTATTGTTAGATTTCGCGGCCTTAGCCTTACCCCCCATTGAACCTGCTTCAACTCTTTTTCGATGTGCTAGGTCTGTTTTCTGGTGTTCCTTAGCTAACCTAGGACTGATAATGCGGCCAGATTTTCGCGTGAAAAATTCGCCAACGACTGTCATCACGGTTTCAAAATCTGCGTCTGATTGGCACCTCATGCGCCGTCTTATCCAATCTGCATCATCTGGCAATGAACAGCCCGGCGTCATCCACATGAGGCGCAAGAGGCGATTATATGCGCCATCTTCGGCAAGCGTCAGGTGGGACGTGTCGGCTTCAAAATCTGTGGGATACATAGGGAAATATGGCAGGCTCATATGCAACACCTGCGCATCTTGTGCTTGTGCGCAGCGTGAGTTGCTGGTAAAACTTTAGACATTGGCGAAACCTTTCTTCGCTGATTTAAACCCGACTGCTCGCGGGTTGTTTAGGCGGGTTGAGCGCACCACACGCTCCCCGCCTGTTTCTTTTATACCGAAGCCCGCGCTGTGTAAACTTTCATCTCGTCATAGACTTCCTGCGCATCAGCAACCGAGCGGCAGACAAAGACGCGCAGGCCGTGCGTCTGCAATATCGCATGAAGCGCCTTTTGCGTCTTGTCCAGATATGCGCCCTCGCGTTTGACTTCGATGAAGAACGTCGCGATGCGCCAGTGGATAATCAAATCGGGGTAGCCTTTGCACACGCCAAGCCGTTTCCCCCGCGCCCCGTCAATCATGCCAGCCCGGCCACCGCGCGAGCCTTCGTTGCGGCTATGATGAACGATGGCATCAGGTGCTTGCACCGCCCAAAACTGAACGATGCTGGCTTGTATTTGGTCCTCGGTTAGTTTCATTTGCCCGCCTCGTATGGTTCAGGCCACGGCATCCAAGCATCTTTCTTTTGTCATTGTGTCTCTCCATTCCATTTGGTATCAAGTTTTGTGGGGCGATTTCAACCGTTTAGTGTTGATCTGGTCAGTTGCCCAAAGAGCCGCAGCCACGCCCCACACGATTATTCGCTTTGCTTTGCATCCCCTTCAATCAGAGGCATTTCATTGACTGCAATCGCGGTTCTGACAAAATCCTGAATTTGGATTTGCGCGGCCTGCGCGATTTCGTCGCCAGCAAGGGCGAGAATGCGCACGCATGTTTCGTGTCCTAGCGTCACTTGCATTGTGTTCTCATTGTAGCTGACACGCAGCGTTGCAATGTATGGGTTTTTTGGCCCGGCGGCGGAGTAGGTTTGCTTCGGGGCGATTGATAGGCTTTCGAGTTTCATCGGTTCTTTCCTTCTGGGTTGGTGGGGGTAAATCCCCGTTGGTTAAGTCCACTGCTCCGCCATAGCGTCAGCAATGCCTTGATAAGTCGTGCTGCGCACTTTCCACCTATCAGGCGATGGCGGCAGGTAGTGCAACCGCTCGCGCACGTTCTTTGGAAGCTTCATCATTTCGTCAAAGACGTTGTTGGTCTCGACAAGCGGCGGCAGGCCGTGAAGGAACAGGCCAGTTTTCTTCTGTTCCATATGCCCAAACTGATACGGCTGCACAAACTGCGGGGCGTGCATGTTGCCAAGCCTGCGCAAGACGCCGACAGGGTTTTCCATGCAGACGCGCGGCGATGCGGCTTTCATCGCGTTCCACAGCGCAACGGTCCATTCAACCGACGCAAGCCGCTCGGCATATTTGGGTTGGCCTTCGCCGTATGTGCTGTTGCCTGCCACGGTCAACGCCGTGCATGGCGGGTGGGCTATGATTAAATCCCACGGCTGATTAAGCATGTCATAAACGTCGCCTTGATGATGAGGGCCGTCTTTGTCAGTCGGCAGCAGGTCGCAAGATATGGCGTCATGCCCCCGCGCAATGAATGCATCGCGCACCGTGCCAGAGTATTCGCAAGCGACTAGGATTTTCATCGTTTCGTTCCTTTGGTTGGTTTTCTTGGTAATCTTTTACAACGGGCAAACGGGATATGCAACACCTAAATGCGATTGATTGACCGCGCATCACTGCGCATGTATTCTGCAAGCACCGCCAAGGCAGGACGCCAAGGCCACAAACGGACGGGACGCCCGATGACAAAACAAGAATGGCCCGCCGATAGCGTGGCCCGCCGCAAGGTCGCTGACCTAATCCCCTACGCCAAAAACAGCCGCACCCACTCTGATGAACAAGTCGGCCAAATCGCCGCATCAATCAAAGAATGGGGCTTCACCACACCAATCCTCATAGACCCTGACGGCGGCATCATTGCAGGCCACGGGCGATTGCTTGCCGCGCAAAAGTTGGGCTTGGACGATGTGCCAACCATGACCGCGCACGGATGGACCGACGCGCAAAAGCGGGCCTACATCATTGCCGATAACAAGCTGGCGATGAACGCGGGCTGGGACTTGGACATGCTAAAAGTCGAGTTCAAAGATCTTGGCGACTTGAATTTCGATTTGACGCTGACGGGCTTTGATTTGGGCGAGTTGGGTGATTTGTTTGATGAGCCAGAAATGGGCGACGGCGACGGTGCTGGTGGCGCGGGTTCGCTTGCTGACCGCTTTGGCATCCCGCCTTTTAGCGTATTGAACGCCCGCGAGGGCTGGTGGCAGGACCGCAAGCGGGCTTGGCTTGCTTTGGGGATTGCGTCCGAATTAGGGCGTGGGGAAAACGCTTTGGGACATCCTGAAACCACAGGCAATATGGACTTTTATGCGCAAAAAAGGGCGCTAGAAAAAAGGGAAGGCAAGAAGTTTTCAACTCCACAAGCGAGGGAAAGACTAATTGCCGATGGGCTGATTGGGCGGAGTTCATAATGGCTAAACGTAAAGCGGCCACATTCGGCCAAGACCTAATGCGCGGCGAAGGCAAAGAGGGGGGGGCAAAGATGGGCGCACCTATTAAGACGGTCGGCACAACGGATTCGATGCGTGACAAGGGGCTTTCTGGCGGTTGCTCGGATGGCGATGATGCGGTTGCATCTGGCACGTCAATCTTTGACCCCGTTCTGTGCGAATTGGCTTATAGCTGGTTCAGCCCGCCTGACGGCGTAGTGCTTGACCCCTTTGCAGGCGGTTCAGTGCGCGGCGTTGTTGCGTCAAAGCTAGGCCGCAAATATGTCGGCGTGGAATTGCGACAGGAACAGGTTGAAGCCAATCGCATTCAGGGCGCGGACCTATGCCCCGAAAACCCGCCGATATGGCATTGCGCCGACAGCCGCAAAATCCCTGACGTTTGCGGCGACGTTGAAGCCGACTTTGTTTTTAGTTGCCCGCCTTATGCTGACCTTGAAGTTTACAGCGATGACCCCGATGACCTTTCAACGCTTTCCTATGCAGAATTCAAGCCAGCCTATTTTGACATCATTGCAAAAGCCTGCGCACAGCTAAAAGACAACCGCTTTGCCTGCTTTGTGGTTGGCGAAGTGCGCGACAAGAAGGGCAACTATTACAATTTTGTGGGCGATACCGTCGAGGCGTTCAAAGCCGCTGGGCTGAATTACTATAACGAGGCAATTTTGGTCACGGCTGTCGGTTCTTTGCCGATCAGGGCAGGCAGGCAATTCGACGCGGGCCGCAAGCTAGGCAAGACGCACCAGAATGTTTTGGTGTTCGTAAAGGGCGACGGCAAGAAAGCCACGGAAGCGTGCGGCCACGTTGAATTTGCAATGCCAGAAGGCGGAAGCGACGATGGGGGGTTTGATGCCGCATAAGGAAATCATCTGCGCTGACGCGATTGATTGGATGCAGCAAAACACTTGCGGCGCAATCGTCACAAGCCCGCCTGACGCAGAGGAAATCGGTTTGCCTCTTGCCGATTGGCGGGAATGGTTCATCAACGCCGCCCGCCTTTGCTTCAAAGCATCAGGCGGGCCAGTTGTGTTTTATGTCACAGACAGAAAGCACGGCGGCGAAACTTGGTCAAAGCCCAAAGCCATATTCGAGGCATCAGGGGGCGCATCGCTTGCTTGGCATAAAATAGCACTGCGCCGCGATGTCGGGGCGGTTGATATACACAGGCCGGGGTTTTCGCACCTGTTAGCGTTTAACGGAAAGCCGGGGACAGCAACGCCCGACACAATCAGGCGCGGCAATGTCTTGTATCCAAACGGCACAGGCATCTTGGCCGCAAGGGTTGCAGTTGAATGGGCTATGAAGGCATCAGATGAAATTGTTGACCCGTTTTGCGGGCAGGGAACAATCCCGGCTGTGGCGGAGGCGTTGGGCGCAAAGGCAATCGGCGTGGATATAGACGAGGCACAATGCGAAAAAGCGCGTGCCTGCGTCTTGCGGGCGAGGTAGATATGACAGGCAATAAGACAGGCCCAAAGGGACCATCAAAGCCGCTGACCGACAAAGAATATGAGCAGATGATGAACATGATACGCATTCAATGCACGCGGGATGAAATCTGCTTTGTCATGGATATGTCAGACACCACGCTAAACCGTCGCTTGAAAGAACGCGGCGTGCCAAATTTTGAAGCCTTGTATAAAAAGCACAGTTCGGAAGGCAACGTTTCAATCAGACGCGGGCAATGGAATGTCGGAGTAAACAAAGAAAACCCCGGCATGTTGATTTGGTTAGGCAAGCAATATCTCGGCCAGAAAGACCATGTTGAGGCCCAAACAAACATCACACGAATTCCTTTTGACGGATGGCACATTGAAAGCGCAACGAAACCCGATACGCCTGACGCTGACTGAACCGCAAGAGCGGTTTTTGGTGTCAACGGCCAAGCATCCCGCATTTGTCGCGGGCTTTGGCTCTGGCAAGTCAGAAGTCATGGCCTATTCAGCCATCAGTGACGCGGCACACAGCGCCGACGCGCTCATCGGGCTATACGCGCCCACCTATGACCTTGTGCGCCTTGTCACGGCCCCGCGCATCTGCGCCAAGCTGGATGAAATCGGCGTGCCGTATGTTCACAACAAAAGCGAAAACATCATTTACACCAGCTACCCGCGCTTCGGGGATTTTGTTCTGCGCACAATGGACAACCCGGCCCGCATTGTTGGTTATGAAACCTACCGCGCACACTGCGATGAGTTGGATACGCTCAAGACGGAACACGCGCGGCTAGTTTGGAACCAAATCATTGCCCGCAACCGTCAAAGGCCGCAAGGCATCGCCCGCCCGTTTAATCGCGTATCAGCTTATACGACGCCAGAGGGCTTTCGGTTTACCTATGACCGATGGAAGCGCAACCCGACTGCCAATTATGAAATCATCCAGGCCCCGACCTATTCAAACCCATTCTTGCCAGACGATTACATCGAAAACATGCGCGACAGTTACCCCGCCGCATTGGTTGAGGCTTATATTGAAGGCAACTTCGTCAACCTGACGGCAGGCACGATTTACACCAGCTATGACCGCGCCCGCTGTCGCTCGAAGGAAACCATCAAGGCAAACGAACCGCTGCATATCGGGCAGGACTTCAACGTCTACAATATGGCGAGCGTGATTTGCGTGCGCCGGGGCGATGAATGGCACGCAGTCGATGAATTGAAAGGGCTGCAAGATACGCCGCACCTCATCAAGACATTGCAGCAACGATACGAGGGCCACCACATTACGGCTTACCCTGACGCATCGGGCGGCTCGACGAAAACCGTCAATGCCAGCGTGTCAGACATTCAACTGTTGAAAAATGCGAAGTTCAGCATTCGCGCACCCAATGCAAACCCGCGCGTCAAAGACCGCATCTTGGCAATGAACGCCGCGCTGGAAAAAGGCCGCTTGCTTATCAACGACCGCGCCTGCCCTGATTTGGCAGATGCGCTTGAGCAACAAAGCTATGATAAAAACGGGGAACCTGATAAGACGGCGGGGCATGACCACCACAACGACGCGCTTGGATACTTGGCCCACCAGCGGATGCCAGTTATAAAACCGGGAATGCGTCAGATCAAGATGCCAATTTAATGAGGGCCAGATATGTCTAAAACAGTTGCAAAACGGACGGCCACAGTCACGGCCATGATTGAGGCCACAACCAAAGGCCGCGCCCTAATGGGTGGCACCGCAGCAATGCGCGCGGCGGGTGAAACATACCTGCCCAAGTTCGAGGCCGAAACCAACGAGGCATATGCGGCCAAGCTGGACCGCAGCACGCTATTCGAAGCCTTCCCCCGCGCAGTCGAACAAATGACGGGCAAGGTGTTCAGCAAGCCCGTTGAACTGGTTGACGCATCGCCGCAAATGGAAACATGGGCGCAAAACATCGACATGCAGGGCCGCGATTTATCCCGCTTTGCGCTTGAAGTATTCCGCGACGGCTTTTCCGCAGGCATCAGCTACATCATGGTTGAAGCCCCGCGCAAAGAAGGCGAGGCAACCAAGGCACAGGCGGCAGCAAAGGGCTTGCGGCCTTATCTGGTTCACTTGCGGGTTGAGGACATACTTGGCTGGCAAACGGCGTTATATGGAAACGCTATGGCGCTGTCACAGTTGCGTATCATGGAAACCGTGACGGAAGTTGACCCCAAGGACGAATTTGCAAGCATTGAGATTGAGCAAGTGCGCGTGTTGGATCGCCTGACGGGCGCGGTGCAGGTGCGCTTGTATCGCAAATCAAAAAAAGGCGACGAATGGGTGTTGTTCGAAACGTATCTAAGCGCGTCGCCTGAAATCACGGTTGTGCCGTATTACGCGCACCGCACGGGGTTCTTCACAGGAAAGCCACCGCTGGAAGGCATGGCCGACATCAACATCAGCCATTGGCAGTTGCAATCGTCGATCCGCAACAACTCGCATTATTCGCTGATCCCCGTCATGCTCTTGGCGGGCTTTGATGACGAAACGGAAATGGTGCTTTCGTCCAACATGGCAATGATTGCGCGCGATGCCAGCGCGAAGGCCGAATGGGTCAAGACCGACACCGCAGCCACGCAAACGGGCATGGATATGTTGAAAGACATGGAAACGCAGATGGCCGAATTGGGTTTGCAATTGCAGGCCAATAAAGTCGCGCAATCCAGCGCAACGGGCGCGGCGCTTGAGGCGGAAAAAGAAAGCAGCACGCTTGCGCAAATGGCCGACAGCCTCAAGGACGCGATGGAACAGGCGCTGACGTGGATGAATGTCTATGCAGGGCTGGGCGAACAACCGTTTACAATCGACGTGAACACCGACTTTGGAACCGCCGCCCTTGCTGCGCAAGACGTGATGGCATTGCTTGCCGCTGTGACGACGGGCAACCTGTCGCAATCCAAGTTCATCGAAGAACTGGCGCGACGAAACTTCATCAGCGCTGACACGATTGCAGAGGATGAAATCGACCGCATCGACTTCACTGCACCTGATCTTGGCGAGGCATAAATGGCGGTCAACGACGAAATCCTTGATCGACTGACGGACAGGGACATCGCCTTGCAACGGTTCTACAAGGGCGCGACCCGTCGCGTGCTAAACAGCCTCAAGGCAAGCGAGGCCCGCATCATTGAGCGGCTGTTGACGGCTGGCGACAACCTAAGCCGCACGCGGCAAGAAAAGCTGCTCAAGGATATTCGCGCAATCATCGCCACGGCTTACAAGGACGCTTTTGGCGTTCTGCAAATCGACATGGATGGCCTTGTAGGGGTCGAAAGCGAATTTATAGCAAAGGCATTGAATGAGACAATCCCGATTGTGGTCAATACAGTCACGCCTGCGTCTGCGCAGATATTGGCAGCGGCAAAAGCCCGACCATTCCAAGGTAAACTGCTCGCCGATGTCTACCGCGAATTGCCCGACGCGGCCTATCGCAAAATCCGCGACACAATCCGCTTGGGGTATCTTGAGGGGCAAACTACCCCACAAATAATTCGCGCGGTGCGCGGCACTGCAATTCAAGGCTATAAAAACGGCGTGTTCAACAAAGCCCGCCGCGACATGGAAGCCACGGTGCGCACTGCCCTAAGCCACACCGCCAACGTGGCGCGTGAAAGCGTCTATGGCGACAACGAGCGGCTCATCAAGGGCGTGCAATGGGTGTCAACGCTCGACGGGCGCACAAGCCCGATCTGCCAAGCCCGTGATGGCGTTGTCTACCCGCCGAACAAAGGCCCGCGCCCGCCTGCTCATTTCAACTGCCGATCCAGCACCACGCCAATTATCAAGTCGTGGAAGGAATTGGGCATTGATCTGAAAGAAGCACCCGAAGGCACGCGCGCAAGCATGAACGGGCAAATTCCAGCGGGATCGACGTTTGACGATTTCCTGCGCAAGAAAGATAGTAAATTTCAGAACGAACTTCTTGGCAAACCAAGAGCCGACAAATTCCGCGCGGGCGAAAGCGTGCGCAGCTTCGTTGATAATTCAGGGCGCACATTGACCCTTGATGAATTAAACCGATAACCCCCACAGGGCAGGAAGCCCGCAACCGACAGGAAGTCACACCATGAAAATCGAAATCCCCGACACAACCACATTGCCAGAATGGATGCAGCCGCTTGTAGCTGACGGCCACCTTGACCTTGGCGCGGTTCCACCGCCCGAAGACGTAAGCGGCCTTAAAAGCACCGTGACAAATCTGCGCGGGCAAATTGAAGGATGGGGCAAGCTAGCCAAGCACCCTGACGAACTTGCTGCAAAGATTGCCGACCTGACTGAAAAAGCCAAAGGCACAGGCAAAGGCGCAGAGGATGCGCAGGCGCGGCTCGACGCAATGGAAAAGAAGCACGCCGAAGAAAACGCGGCAAAAGATGAACGCATTTCTAAACTGTTTCAGCGAAACGCTTTATCTGAATTGAAATCAGAGCTTGCAAAAGCTGGATTTATAACGGGTGCAATCGACCCTGTTGCTAACTCTGCGCTTTCTCGTATAAGATATAGTGAAGATGGCACGCCAGAAGTGATGATGCCAGACGGAACACACATGCAGGGGACTGGTCCTTTGCATGGCGGGACTTTAGCCGATTTGGCGAAAGACCTTTCGGTCACGATGTCAGATTTGATGCGTGACACATCTCTACCGGGCGGCGGGAAGCCACCGGGTTCAAACGGCGGGAAGCCATCCTCGGACACAATTACGCGGGCGCAATTCGATGCCATGAGCCACGCGGAACGGTCTGCTCATTCAAAATCAGGCGGCAAGTTAAAAGACTGACCGCGTTATAGGAGTTTCGCCAAATGGCAAACGTACTCACAGACCTTGCAGCGGACATCTACAAAGCCGCTGACATCATTGGACGCGAGGCCGTTGGCCTTATCCCGTCTGTCACCATCAACAGTGGTTCAGAAGCCGCAGCGCAGGGCGACACGGTTCGCTCGCACTTCACTCGCGCCGCTGTTGTCAACACTTCCGCAACGCCATCCATGACCATTCCAGAGGGTGACGATCAAACGGTTGACAGCAAGACCATGACCGTTTCGCAGATTGCAAATGTGCAAATTCCTTGGACTGGCGAAGACGTAAAGCACGTCAACAACGGTTCTGGCTTTGAAACCATCTATGGCGACCAGATCGCCCAAGCCATGCGCGGCATCACCAACTCGATCGAAAGTTTCCTTTGGGGCAAGCTGCGTGCAAACGCTTCTCGCGCTGTCGGAGCCGCTGGCACAACCCCTTTCGCTTCAAACTTCAATGAAGTTGCCGAAGTTCGTCAGGTTTTGTTTGACAACGGTATGCCAGTAAATTCGGGTCAGAACTCGCTTGTGGTCAACTCGCTTGCAGGCACTAATCTGCGCCAACTGGCTTCGCTGACTGGCGTTGACACAAGCGGCAACGATACAATGCTGCGTCAGGGTACTTTGCTCAATCTGCAAGGCTTCAACCTGAAAGAAAGCGCTGCACCTGTTTCGACTGCGGTCGGCGGCGGTGCAAGCTACATCACCGATGGCACTTATGCGGTTGGTGCAACTGCCATCACTGTTGACGGCGGCACAGGTACGGTCTTGGCTGGCGACGTAATCACCTTTGCGGGTGATACAAATAAATACGTTGTCACCACAGGCATCGCAGCCGCAGGCATTGTGACCATCGGTGGCCCCGGCCTTCGTGAAACACTTGCTGACGGCGTTGCATTGTCGATCACAGCGGCATCAACTGCAAACATCGCAGTTCATCAGCCATCTTGTGAACTTGTCATGCGTCCACTTGCCAATCCAAACGGCGGCGACGCTGCAACTGACATGATGACTGTGCAAGACCCGCACAGCGGCATGGTTTATCAGTTCTCAGCCTATAAAGGTTACAAGAAAGCGATGCTGGACGTGACGGTCCTTTATGACGCCAAAGTCTGGAAAGACGACGGCGTGGCAATCCTGCTCGGATAAGCTAAACGGGGTCGCTTTCGAGCGGCCCCATTCAACAGGAGCGCAATGTCATGGCTATCATTCCGACTATCAAAATTGTTCACGCGACGCGCGGTTGGTGCGTTATCAATGAAGCTGATTTTGACGCTAAGACGCAGGTGAAGTTTTCGGATAAGCCCGCAAAAGTCACAAAGCCTGCCGCGAAATTCAAGACTGGAAGGAAGGGCGCTAAATGAGCATCCACCCCGTCCAAGGCGCATATCCCGCTGGTTTGCGCTTGGCATCTGGCGAAATGCCGGGTCATTCAGTTGTTCACAAATTCGGTCGCAATAGCGCAATCGGGGTCACTTATGGTCCTATTTGCAGCGGTGGCCTTCTACGCACGCCCCAAGTCGGCGCGGCTACGGCATTGCGCGTTAAAGCAGGCAACGCGGCAGACACATCAAACGGCGCTGGCGCACGTTCCGTCACGGTGCAGGGCATTGACCAGAACGGCAACATCATCACTGAAACGCTGGCAACCGCAGGCGCAAGCGCAAGCGCGACTACATCGGCCACATTCATTCGCCTGTTTCGCGTGTTCGTGGCTTCATCAGGCACCTACGCAACCGTCGCATCGGGCAGTCACGTCGGCAGCATCACAATTGAAAACGCGGCTGGGACAGAAGATTGGGCGCTGATTGACGTGACGGGGTCGCCGCGTGCGCAGTCGCAGATTGGTTTTTACACCGTGCCGCGTGGCTATCAGGCATTCATCGACAACATTTACATGACGGCGGAAAGCACAAGGCTAATCAGCCTAAAACTTTACACGCGGTCGGGCATCTTGGAAACGGCAGCGCCGTATTCACCTCGTCGGCTGCAATCTGAATTTGTCGGCCTTGAAGGCTCATTCGCACAGCGCTTTGATGCGCCAAAAGGGCCATATCCTGAACTGACCGACATTGGATTTCTGGCGAAAGTATCTGCCACAACGTCTGACGTTTCTATTGATTTTGAAATTGTACTGGTGAAAACATGACCCTTGACGCAACAATAAGCGGCGCGGCATCCGATACCTACATCACGCTTGCCGAGTGGGAAACCTACGCAACAAATATGGGCTGGGTGACTGTCGGCACTGACGCGGTGAAGGAAGTCTATCTGCGCCGCGCAACGCAGTATCTCGACCGTGAGTTTTTGTATCTGGGCTATCCCGCAGAGGAAGCCCAAGCGTTGCAATGGCCGCGCCATCTTGGCAAATACATCGACGGCTACTGGATTGAAGCCACAGAAATTCCGCAAAAGCTAAAAGACGCGCAGGCCGAAATGGCTTGGCTTATCCATGAGGGGCTTGACCCGTTTGCATCAACCGATGCGGGCGCAGTCAAATCCTTGGCCGTGCAGGCGGGCAGCGTGTCGTCTACAACGGTTTATGAGGGCGGCAGGGCTAACCCCCGCCAGATGGCTATTCGTGGCCTTGTATCGCGCTATTTGGCGGCAGGTAGCGGCAACGCTAGATTGGTGCGGGCCTGATGGTTACGACAGTCGCCCAAATCGCAGCATCGGCATTCACAGCGGTTGACGCGCAGATAACGGGCGTGGTTCGCGCTGCGTCCATGTCGTATGACACAAAGGGCGCATATAACCCCGCGACTGGCAAGCATATCTCATTCGCAACGGAAGTGACGGGCGGGCGCGTTGTTGTCGATACGTCGGCATCAATCGCAAATAAATTCCCCAGCTATGTTGCGGGTGCTGATGATCTGGTTTTGATCTTGGAAGGCTTCACAACCGTTCCGCAGATCGGGTGGACAGTTACCGCAGGCGGCGTCACGCGCACCATCAAAGCGATTGGCGACATCGTTGGCGCGGGAACATTCTTTGAGGTGGTGGCAGCATGAGCGTCGGCGTCACACAATTCAAATTTGAAATGGAAAAAGAGTTCGCACGAATTGAAAGCAAGGACTTGATGAACTTGAAGCAATCAATCGCGCTTCAAGCATTGGCAGGCGTGACGTTGATAATGCCAGTTAAAAGCGGGCGGGCGCGGGGCAATACAATTGTTTCGGTAAAATCCCCTGATGCCACGTTCACTGATGACACTGACAAGAACGGCGAAGCAACCAAGGCAAAAGGCAGCGCAACTATCAACGCTGACAACGACCCATATGCGGTGGTCTACGTGCAGAATAATCTGCCGTATATTGAGCGGCTTGAGGGCGGGCATTCCAGCGAGCAAGCGCCGCTCGGCATGTTCGGCGTTACGTTCGCAAGATTGCAGGTACAATTCACATGAGTATGCAACTTGCCCGCCAGCACTTTGAAACGAAACTTGCAAGCGGGTTGCCGTCTGGCGTCAACGTGACTTATGCGGGGTTCAGCGGCGCAATCAACACGCCCGAAGTCTTGGTGTCATTCCCTGCCGTTCAATCGTTCCAAGCCTCTTTTGGTTCGCCCGGTACAAACATGACGCGCAACGTGACCGTGGTTTTCCTTGAATTATACGTGGACGGCGGGGCAGGCACGACAGCGGCCTATGGCTATGCTGACACGCTTATGACGCTTTTCCGAAACGCAACATTGTCAGAAAGCTATCGCTGCGGCATACCCTACAAGCAAGGTGAACGTTCTGACGAACCCTACTTCATCGTGACTATCGCCGTCCCGCTTCAATGGGACGAATTTAATGCTTAAAAGGAGTGTCATCAAATGACCATTGCAGAAAGTGACGGCACCCGGCTTGCCTATATTGCCGAAGTAACCGAAGGGACAACCCCGGCCACACCAGCCTTGCAGGTGTTGCGCTATACGTCGGAAAGCCTGACGGCGGCGAAAAACTCGCTGCAATCAAATGAAATCCGTTCTGACAAGAACCTTGCGGACATCATCGCAGCGGGCGAAAGCATCAGCGGCGGGATTGATGGCGAATTTTCGTATGGCACGTTTGACGATTTCCTTGAGGCTGCAATGCGCGGCACTTGGTCTACAAACGTTCTGACAAACGGCACCGACCGCAAATCATTCACGATTGAAAAGACGTTTGATTTCGGTTCTGCCTCTTTCGGATATGTCCGCTACCGGGGGTGCTTTATCAACGGCGTGACCATCGACATGCAACCCCGCGCCCCGATTGGCGTGTCTTTTGACATTCTCGGCATGGGTTCCGATGCGGCAGCGGCGGCAATCATCTCGGGCGCGACCTATACAGCGGCGACAACCGAGGAAGTGATGCCATCAGGCACCTACATCGGCACAATCACCGCAAGCGGCCTGACGTTGCCTGCCATCAAGTCGATGAACCTGCAAATCAACAGCCAAAACCGCGAACAGTTGCAGATTGGTTCTGATGATTTGGCGGGCGTTGCGCTTGGGCAGTTCACCGTATCGGGAACGCTCGGCCTCTACTTCGACAGCATCGATGAATACAACGCGATTAAAAACCACACATCAATTGCGATTGCTGTTCCTCTCGGCTCTGTCACTGGCGAAAAATACACGCTGTCAATCCCTGTTGCAAAGCTGATGTCGGGCGACCCGACCAGCGGCGGCAACGGCAATGACGTGGCCTTTGATGTTGATTTCATGGGCCAGTATGACAGCGGCATCAGTGGCACCGTGCAAATCACGCGGGCCGTTGTCTAATGAAGGTCAAAGTTGAAAAGAGTTTCACGGGGTATCCGAAAGGCGCTCCCGTGGATTTCGCCAAGAATGACACAGTGGTTTTGACTGCCGATTATGTGGCAGATGCAAAGCTGGTGGAAAAGGGCCTTGTGGCTCTTGTCGAGGAACCCCCTACGGAAATTTGATGCGTCAAATCGGGGGCTGCGCTCTGTAGGGGTGCGCAGTCCCCACCTAAACCCTACAAAGGAATTCTAAGATGATGAAACTTGATGGCTACACACCGCCCGACATGGGCATTGCGCTGGATACGGGAATTGAGTTGAAATACACCACTTCTCTTGGTTCGTTTACGTTCCAAACAAGGATGGCGGGAACTGAAAACGCGACGTGGAAAGCCGCGATGCGGGCATTTGAAAGCAAGAAAGCGATTGCTTTGCGCGGTGTAAAGTCTGCGAATGATGATGTCGAAAAGGAAAACGAAAAGACGTTCCTCGGCATGATCCATGACATTCTGATTATTTCTTGGTCAACGACTGCCACGGGCGACGGCGGCAAGCCGTTCAAGTCAACGCGCGAGACTTTCTTGTATTTGTTTTCATTGCCTGTCTTGGGTCAAGTCGTGACTGAATTAACAGGTGACATGGCAAACACTGCACTTTTCGCAAAAGAGGAAGAAGCCGCCGCCGCAAAAAACTAATTGATGTCCTGCTCTGGCAGTTGGAGTGGGGCAAGGATTATCAGTTCTTGGTTGATCGGTCGCTAGAACGCGGCGAATTGACTAAATCGCTACAAGACGAACCAGACCTGCTGCCGGGTCTGGTTATCATTTGGGAAGCATTTGCGATGACCACATCAAGCCGCAGTTATGGCAAACGATACGGACGCGAGGGGCGTGAGTACATTGTCGCGGAAGCTATCCATTTGTCAGAAATTGCGGCATATTGTGACCTAGCTGGGGTTGCCTGCTTTGAATTGCGAAAGCAGATTGCCCGATTGGTGCAAAAGATGGATGATGCTTACAGAACTTACGTCAACCCGAAGGTGAAATAAATGGCTCGCTTATCCATCGACATCGATCCATCGGGCGCGAAACGCGGGGCCGCAGTTGTCAAGCGCGAGTTGAACGGCATCACACGAGAAGCCCGCAAAACTGATAAGGCAATGGACGGCGTTCACGGGCGTTCCAAAGCGTTAGGCGGCGGGCTTTCTAAGGTTGGTTTGGCCGCTGGTGCTGCATCGGTCTCAATGGTTGCACTGACGACTGTTGCGCTGGGCTTTGCGGCTGCTGCCGTCGCTGGTTTCTCAGGTGCTAAAAAACTAGATGCCGCGCTGGGTGAAGCGTCAACGCTAATCGCTGGCACAACTGCCGAAATGGAGTTGATGCGCGATGAAGCATATAAGATGTCAAACCAGTTCGGCGGTTCAACCACGCAACAGGTCGAAGCATTTTATCAGGCAATTTCGGCGGGCGCTGGATCGGTTGCGGATGCGGCAGCACAGCTTGACGTGGCGAACCGCTTGGCTGTCGGCGGCGTGTCAAATACCGCCACGGCTGTCGATGTGCTTTCAACTGCCGTTAATGCTTATGCAGGAACGGGCCTAACGGCTGAACAGGTATCCGATACGCTGTTCACTGGCGTCAAATTCGGCAAGACAACAATTGACGAATTGGCTAGTTCATTGGGGCAGGTTGTGCCTATCGCGGCGCAAATGGGCGTCGGGTTTGATGAAGTGGTGGGGGCAACGGCTGCGCTGACAAAGAACGGCCTTTCGACTTCAATGGCTATCACTGGCTTGCGCGGAATTTTGTCAGGGGTTATTCGACCCACCCAAGAGGCCGCAGATGCAGCGGAAAGGTTGGGGATTGAATTTAATTCTGCGCAACTTGAAGCGGTCGGCCTGCCCGCATTTCTTGATGACATTCGCATCAAGACGGGCGGCAATAGCGACGAAATGGCAAAGCTATTCGGATCGGTCGAAGCATTGGGCGCGGTCTTGGCATTAACTGCCAATGACGGAAAACCACTTACAGATAGCATGATTGCGCAAGCGAGCGCAGCGGGCGCGGCTGATGCGGCCTATGAAAAGATAGCCGCATTGCTGAATACGCGATTGACCGTTGCCATCCAAAAGGCTTGGAACATCTTTGAAAAGCTAGGCACGTTGCTTTTGCGCGTGGTCGTCCCTGTCCTTGAAGGATTGGTGCGCGTGTTTGAAGCCGTTTACGACAAGGCAGCAAAACTTGCTGATTTGATCGGCAAGGCTGGTTCTTGGTTCCGCGATTTAATCACAAATTCGGATGAAGCGCGGAAACAGCAAGAATTGCTTGACCTAGCGATGGACAACGTAGTTCTTTCGGCTGATGCGGAATTGAGGGCAATTGCTACTCTAAATACGGATTTGCAAATCGCGCAACAAGTATCAGTGCAAATCGCCAACCAGAAGCTAGTTCAGGCACAAGCGCACTATGAAACCGCCAAGGCTGTCATGGCTGAAAACCGTGCGTTGGCGATGGGAACAGACGCTTATCAAAGCGCATTGGGGCAGTATCAAGGCGCAGTTGAGCAAAGGCAGTCCATATCACAACGCCCGGACGTAGGTGGTGACGCACTAAGGAACCTTGCTGCAATAGAAGAACAAGAATTGAGCGCAGTCGCAGCATTGAATTTGATGTCAGAAATGATGGATAATGTCTTTGACGAAGACGTGTCAAACGCGGTCAAGACGGCGGCTGAAAATATCAAATTGCTTAAAGACGCGATAGCAAAAGCCGAAAATGGGATGGTTCAGTTGGGCGGGACAACTATGCCAATCGAAGAAGCCGAACAGTTAACGCGAGCAATCGCGGGCGCGGGTGCGGCAGCAACTGAAACAGCCGATACAATAACGAACGGCGTATCGTCGGCAATTCAAACCATGATGGACAAGTGGGCAGATGCAAACGCAGCGGCTTGGGCAACGGCAGAAACCATAGCCAACGGGATTGCAGGCACTATTGGCAGCGGCCTTACGTCAATCGTTGATGGCACAAAGAAAGCAAAAGACGCATTCCGCGATATGGCCCGCGACATTATCGCACAACTTTATGATGTGCTTGTGGTTCAGCAACTCGTCGGCAGTTTTAAAGTCGGCGGCGGTTCTGCAAACACGGGCTTTGCGGGATTGCTTGGCAATCTTATATCGGGCGCAACGGGTGGCGCACCTATCACGGCAGAAGCCAACGGCGACGCATTCAGTGGCGGCAACGTCATTCCATTCGCCACTGGTGGCATCGTGGACAAGCCAACCATGTTCCCTATGGCCAAGGGCATGGGTTTGATGGGTGAAGCGGGCCCCGAAGCAATCATGCCCCTGTCACGCGGCCCTGACGGCAAACTAGGCGTCAAAGCGGCGGGCGGTGGCGGCAGCACAGAAGTCGTGCAGCACATCACCATCAACGCAATGGGTGACGGCGACATTGACCGGGTGCTTGCCAAGCGTATGCCGCAACTCAAACAAATGACACTCGCCGCCGTGCGGGATGAAAGAAAAAGGGGCGCGATGTAAATGGCGATTACATATCCAATTGCGTTTCCGACAGTACGCGGCGTGATGTCGCTCAACTGGCGAGCCATGCGCGTTGATGCACTATCGCAGTCTGGCTTTACGCTCGCGCAGCAAGTTGTGCGCCATGCGGGCCAGCGTTGGGAGGCTGATGTCACGATGCCGCCGCTTGAGCGGGCAGAGGCGGCGCAATTCGACGGGTTCCTGCTCAAGCTAGACGGGCGCAAGGGGACGTTTACATTCACCCCGCCTGACGCTGCATTGCCGCGCGGAGCTATTGGCGGCACGCCTGTCGTTGACGGGGCAAGCCAAACGGGCGCGGAACTCGCAATCAGGGGCGCAACGACAAACGTCACGGGCTGGCTATTGGCTGGCGATTTCATTCAATTGGGAAGCGCATCAACAACGCGGCTTCACAAAGTTGTCTCGGATGCAAACACGGATGGCAGCGGGAACGTGACGCTCGACATTTGGCCTAACCTGCGGTCCTCCCCCGCCGATGGGGCCACAGTGATTGTATCCGGGGCATCTGGCCTTTTCCGCCTAGCAAGCCCCACGGCAAGCTATCAGGTGGAACACCCCGGCATCTACGGACATGCGTTCAGCATGATTGAAGCGCTATGAGCCGCGTTGTCCCTGCCGCCATTCTCACAGCATTTCAACAAGGCGTGGTTGATTTCGTGCTTTATGTCGAAGCCGAATTTGACAGCGGCGACGTGTTCTTGTGGTCAGGCATTGGCGAACGCACAATTGGGGCAAAGACGTATCAGGGCGCGGGCAATCTGCTTGGCTTGTCGGAAACCGTCGAAACATCAAACGTCGAAAGTCGCGGGCAAACCGTCACGCTGTCGGGCATTGATGCCACACTGATTTCGCTGGCGCTGACAGAGCAATTCCAAGGCCGTCCGTTCACGTCGCTGATTGGATTGATGGATAGCGACGACCAGATGGTTTTGTTCAGCGGCAAGATGAACACCATGCAGGTTGAGGACACGCCAACATCCAGCACGATTGGCCTTGCGATTGAAAACGACATGGAAATGCTGGACCGCGTTGTGCAGCGTTATTACACATCCGCCTCGCAGAAATCCCGCTTTCCTGATGACCGGGCGTTTGATTTCGTCACGTCGCTGGGCAACCAGAATTTGCCGTGGGGCAAGGGGCGATGACCGCACTTTTGCCAAACTGGTCCTTGCGCCTTGATGCATATCTGCTTGCAGTCGGTCACACGCCGTTTGAATGGGGCAAGCATGACTGTCTGTCATTCACCAACGGGGCGCACAACGCCATGACAGGCTTCGGCTACTGCGATGATTTGGTTAAGCGGGCCTTCACAGCAATGGAAGCCAAGCGCGAATATCTGGCCGAAATGAAAAAGCGCAAGCTATACAGCGGCACGGAATTGATTGACGAGCGCCTGACGCGGGTTTTCCGCAATCCAGAGCGCGGCATGATTGTTGCGATGCTGGCGCAGAAAATGGCGACAGGATATGCGCTCGGCGTTTGCATTGACGGCGACAGCGCGGCCTTTGTCGGCTATGAAGGCATTGAAGTGTTACCCGCAGGGGCAGGGGAATTTGCATGGCGCGTTTGATTTATATTGCGATTTTCTTTTGCCTTGCCGCAACACAGTTGCAGGCCGACCCTGTGACTTTGACGATGGCGCTGATTTCTACCGTATCCACAGCGGCGACGACAGGCGCATTCATTGGTGGTTTTCTTATCGGTGGCGCGGGAACATTCCTGACGCACTTCGTTGTCACGGCGGCGCTTGGCTTTGCTCTCAATCTGCTTTCTCCCAAGCCCGCGCGGCAGGCCGACAGCGGCTATACAGTCAACGCACGCGGCGGGGCAAATGCTCACGCGATTATATATGGCGAAACGGTTGTCGGCGGCGTTGTGTTCTTTGACAGCGTGACGAACGGCAACAAATACCTACACCGCTGCATTGCGCTTGCCGGACACGAATGCGACGGCATCACAACGATTTATATTGACGACGAAGCGCTGACACTAGACGGCGACGTGACGGCGGGCGAAGTCTCCATCACAGCCCCTAGCAAATGGGCAGGCAAGGCCGTGATGCGTGTTCACCTTGGCACGGATGCACAAGCGGCAGACACCAATCTGGTGAGCCGCACAGCGTCCTTGGAGACAGAAAAGCAATGGACGGCGGACCACAAGGCGAGCGGCATTTGTTATATTTATGTCCGTTTTGAATTTGACCGCGATGCGTTCCCGAATGGCGTTCCCGTTGTCACTGCAAAGGTCAAAGGCAAGAAGATATATAACCCGTCAACGTTGGTCACTGAATGGACAGACAACGCGGCGCTCGTTGCGCGTGATTACTTTACCAGCGCCTATGGCCTGCAAGCGGCATCAACGGCAGTCAACGACACGGCATATATCGCAGCTGCGGCTGTCTGCGATGAAGTTGTGACAGTCACGGGCGGCACAGAAGCCCGCTACACCGTCAACGGGTCGTTTTCCACGGAAAGTTCCCCGAAAGAAGTCGTAACAACCATTCACACCCACATGGCAGGCTTCCCCGCCTATGCGCAGGGGCAATGGTCGTCAGTCCCCGGCGATTGGACTGCACCAACTAAAACGCTGATTGCTGACGATTTGCGCGGATCGCTTTCGGTGTCGCCAAAAATACCCCGCTCGTCAAACTTTAACGGCGTAATCGGGCTATGGCGTTCAGAAGCAAGCAAGTGGCAACCGACAAGCTATCCTGCGCTGGTTGGCGCTGGTTTTGTCGCAGAGGATAACGCCGTCGAAAACCTTGCCGATTTGAACCTGCTGATGTCGGACAGCCCCGCGCGTTGTCAGCGCATTGCCAAAATTGCGCTTTATCGCAACCGCCAACAAATGACTGTCAACGCGGCTTTCGGATTGAACGCAATGGACGTGGCAATCGGTGAAGTGATTAACCTGACTTATGAGCGGTGGGGCTGGACTAACAAAACATTCGAGTGCGTCAGTTGGATTTTAGCGATTGGCGAAGAAGGCGAACCGCTGGTTGAAATGACGCTGCGCGAAATATCCGAAGCGGTGTTCGATTGGGACAGCAATGTTGATGAGGCTGATTTCACGGCTGATGACACGTCATTGCCTGACGCTTTCATCGCGTCTATCCCGACCATTGCGCTGTCAAGCGAGCTGCGATTGCAGAACCAAAAAGTGTCGGGCGCATTGATTGTGAGCTGCACCGCATCAACCGCTGGATTTATCGACACCTTTGAGGTCGAGTTTCGCCAATCTACCGACACCGAATGGACGAATTTGGGCCTTGCCAGCGGCGGCAAGTTCGAAGCCTTGGACGTGCAAGATGTGCTTTACGATGTCAGGGCGCGCACCATCAACACGTTCGGCGTGCGATCCGCTTGGGCGCAAACTGACGATTTCCTTGTTTCCGCGTTTAGCGACGCGCCCTCCGATGTGACGGACTTCCGCATCAGCGTAGTTGACGGCAACGCGCACCTTGCTTGGACTGCTTCCCCTGATTTGGACTTGTCGCATTATCGGGTGCGGCATTCATCAAAGCTGACGGGCGCGAACTTCGACGAAGCCACAACGGTAGTCGATAAGATTGCGCGCCCAGCCACCAGCGTTTCAATCGCGGCCCGATCTGGAACCTATTTTGTGCAGGCATACGACAAGACAGGCAACGCATCGCCCGCCCCGCCTTCTGTTACGACAAACATTCTGTCAATTCAGGGTCTGAATGTCATTGAGGACATCGACGAACACACAACATTCACAGGCACAAAGACCGACACGGAAGTGGTTGACACGTCATTCCTAGCCATTGAAAGCGTGGCACTGGGCGGAACAGCGCCGATTGAAGGCATTTATGAATTTGCGACGGCGACAGGCACGGCTGCAATCGACTTGGGCGCGAAGTACACCAGCCGCGTCTGGTCAACGGTTGCATTTGTGCGCGATGCCACGGCAGCG